GTCAAACCAGCATACGTGTAGCCACAGATCCAGGAAATGCGGTGCGCAGTGAGATCGGTCAAACCGATGCGTCCGGGGTGGACTGACCTAGCAGCCCCGACGGACTTGACTGCGACTTCACGCAGCTTTGAAGCCTTCTTGTTGCCCTTCTTGACTCGAGAAGGACGGACATTGGCACCCGCAGCCGAAGCTTCGAGCTGACGAATCGAGCTCGTGAGAGAGCTGATCTTGGCGGCCATGGCCTTTTGAGAGTTTTGAGATTTCATGATATTTTATCGTGGAGCCCAGGATATCAAACCTGCGACTGTTCATCGCCCACAACACAGCTTCACAAGCTGTGCCCATCCGTGCAGTCTGTAGACATTCTACCTGATGCGCCACGCGCAAGACAGACTTAGTACGCAATTCCGGAAATATTTCCTAAAGGTAAGCGTTTTGGACGGCTAAGTGGGAGACCCACTGCTGTTGTATCGGGCAGCTCCCTAGATTTGATCAGGCCGGGCAACAGTATTTCATGTGCATGAGCCAGCTGGTTCAATTCCAGCCCTACCATAAGGCGTAGGTTCCTCCATTTCCGGCATGGATGCCAAGAAGCCTGAGTTTGTGAAGCTCAGTGCCACACGAGTTGGGCAGGCCTAAGAGGCGCCCAAGACTCGTTTTCTCCCCAAAGATCAACTGCTCGGCCATTATAGCGAACAGTGGGGAACCCCTCGTACTCGTGACGCGCAGATTCAATTGCGTGAGCGTATAGGGCATGGTCAAATTCGTCTAACTGTACGTCGGCGTAACCAAGCTTCACAAGCTTGGGGCGACTCAGAGAGACGTTGCGTCGTGGACGCAATTCCTCGTGGTAGCGGGCACGAGACTGGACCTGAACGAGGCCAATCGGGTGACTAAATTCAGAGCAGACACGGCAAGCCATGCCGCACTCCGGATTCCACATTTCGCAGACAGCACACTGCCACGCAGTGCGAGTCCAACCACAAGGGCAGTCGCGCGTCAAAGGGCAACAATTCGAGCACTCTGGGCACTTCCAAAAC